TTATGAGATACATTCTTTAAATTTACTACTTGATCTTCAGGGTGGTCTAATTCTCCAACTGCTCTATTTTCATCAATTAAATCCTTATATTTTTCCATTTCCCTTTTCCATAATTCTCTAGAATAGTAACGTCCATTACCATTTTTAACTTCACAAGTTGCTAGTATACCTTCAACTATAGGAAATCCTCTTTTAGATTTTAATCCTTCAGTAAATGAAAGTTGTTGGGGTTTAAATAAGGCAGTTTCAATTAGTACCTGTTTCATAATCTAATCGTTTAATAAATCGTTAAACGAAATTTTAGATTCTTTAACTTCTACAAACTTATCGTTTGCTTCTTTTTTAGTAGAATCACCATATCCACTTTCAGCATATTTACCTTTTATTTCTGTAGGTTTAAGGCCTGGGGTGTCTTTTGTGTATCCTATTCCTTCTTGACCAAAAGCAGCATTTTCAATATAATATAAAGGATTTGATGCTAAATTTTTAGAAACAGTTTTTCTTGCTTTATCTAAATATTCTCCCATGTTTACACTAGTAAGTAATTCAGCTACTTTAGACATTTCAAAATTAATACCTAATTGAAATTCTTCACCATTCATGTTATCTATTTTCTTTTTATCTTCATAATCATAGCTATTTTTATTTAAATCTTTTTCAGCTATAATATTCATATTTTCATCAAAAATATTAAACCAATCTGGTTTTTTTCCTACGTTTTTAGCAACACCTCCTAATATATGTTCTTGAATAACAGAACGTTGTTTTAAAATAGTAGTAGCTTGTTCATAAGTTAGAACATTGCTAATCAAGTTTGGATAACGTGATTTAGCATCTTTAAGAAATACATCTTTATGTCCTTTACCTTCTTTAATTAGATTATATTGTTCTTGTAATGTTTTCATTATTTTCCTTTTAATAATTTTTCTATATCATTTAAGTAATCCATAACTAAATCTGTAGGTTTAACTACTTTAAATGAGTCTGGGTTGTCTTTATAGTATTTTATAGTTTCGTTTTTAGCATTAGATATCGTGGTATAAATATCGTTTAATTTTTTTTCAACACCATCAAATGCTTCTATTCTTTTTAATTGGAAGTTTTTTTTTGAATCATCTTCAAATAATTGCTTCACTATTGTACCTGCTCCTTTTATTTTTTTAGGAACTAATTTATATTTAAATTGTTTTACATAAGCACTATCTGTAACTCCATCAGGACCAGCTTTAGGACCTGGGCCTAAAGTAGCACCTACATCTTCTTTAACTGCTTTATATCCTAATTCTTTATAAGCTTTATCATCTGCTTTTTGCCCTTTTTTTCTAAATGCAAATGGAGTAGCATATTGTGCTCCAGTTCCAGGTGTAAATGAAGCAGCTCCATCTCCTCCTCCTGTTGAAGATATTTCACTAGTCATTTCAGCACCATCTAAATAACTAAAAGCACTTTGTAAATAATCGTAAGCTTTAGTTATTTTTGCCTGCCACCAACTTGGAAAATCTACTTCACGACCAGTATCATATTTATTTACTTTTTTATAAAGCATAACAGCCATTTTAGCTGTTCTAGCTAAATCACTTTTTAACATTTTAGGTTCATTATCTTGATGTCCTACATCAAAATCTTCATCTAATCTCCCTGTAATTCTTTGATAATCATCTGGGTACTCTTTTCTAATATGTGTACGAATTTTATTTCTTAATTTTCTAGCGTCGTCACTTATTTCTCTAAATTTACGATCATTTTTAGCTTTTCTAGATACTGATCTAGTTACATCAAATAAATCGTTAATAGCATCAAATAATTGAGTTAAATTAGGTAGATAATCTATATCCCATTTTATACCACCAGTTTCTTTATTAATGTCAGCAACAGTATATCTAACCCCTTTAGAAACTTTAGTGTCTCCTATTTTAAATTTTTCCCCGGGTTCAACACTAGGAACTTCATTAATTTTATACTTGTACTGGCTCATGAGTTGATTTTAATTCTTCTAAAAGACTACAATATTGTAATAAATCAACTAAATTTTCGTTGTTGACTTTTTTCTTTTTACCTATTTCAACAATAAACTTATTTATTTCTGTTAGTTTAATCTTTGTAGCATTATCCTTTACAGATTTAATTTCTTCAGATAAATTTATTTTTATTTCTTGAATTTTAGAATTATAAAATTCTTTTAATTTACTTGTACTGTCAATATGTTCAATAAATTCTCTTAATATTGATTTTTGAGCATCTGATAAATTGGAATATTTATCATTAAATTTTTCTAATATTACTCTATATGTAAGAAGTCTTACATCTTTATCTTCAGATTTAAATTCTTTTATAATTGTATTTTTAACATTATCTTTATTAACTTCTTTTGATGTTAATTGCTCTAATAAAACTAATTTATTATCAACAATTTGATTAGGATTAGTAATATCTTGTGTATTATAAACTTCAAATAAAGTATATAAAGCAGCTAAAGATTTATAATTAGAAATATTAGTTTTAAATAAATCTTCAACATTATAATGTTCTCTTAATTCTTTTACAAGATTATACTTTTCTCTTTTAAGTGCTTTTCTATTAAGTTTTTTAGATGATTCTAAGATTGTAGTTAATATTGCATTAGCTTTACCCTCTGTAAGGTTTTTAGATTTGAAAAGAGTTTCATATAATTTATACTCTTTTCCTAATTCTGAATTTACAAAATATTTTTTAAGAATATTTACAGATGGGGATTCGGTTCCAGCTAATGTATCTGCTGTTATTTTTCTTACTAGTAACTCAAATAGGATACCAGTATTTTTAAATTTTGAATGTTTTATATACATCAATACTTATTTTATTATAAATACGTTAAGATTCTTTATTATTACCGTTAATTATGTTTCCTCTGTGTTTTTTAGCAACTTTTTCCTCAGAAAGTAATACATTTTTATTAATAGGTATATCCTTTAACATATCTTCATATTTAGACAATATTTTATTAGATTCTAATTCAGATAAACTTTTAGAAGTATCATTATAATCTTTTTTCATTCCTTTTCTTCCTAGTCTATCTTTACCAAAATTTCCTTCTTGTTTATCTCTATTTGTAGGATTTTCAACTGGTCTTCCTAATGGTTCTTTATCAGTAGTTCCTTCATCATACCCTTTAGGTAAATTTGATGGATCAGAATACATTCTACCTTTACCATATAATGCAGCTAAATCATGAGGTGTACCATATGATTTTCCAGATGATAAAGGATCATTTCCTTCTGCTTCAATTTGTGATAATCTAAATGCACGTTTAGTATCTTGATTAACTAAATCTCTATATTCATCATATTGATCTTGACTAAAGTGGAAAATATTTTCATAAATCCAATCTGATGGGATTAGTTTACTATCTAACATAGATTGAGCTAATGTCATTTTTTCAGTCATTAAAGCTACTTTTTCTTGATCATAGATAATAGATGGAGTAGTTAATGATAACTCAAAATTAGTTAAATCTCCATCTCTATAACCTTGTGTATATAAATGAATTAATGCAATTTTATATAATTCAGATGTAAATATTCTTTGTATACGTTCTACAGTTCTAGCAAATCTAATATCTTGTGCTGCTAATGTTGCTTTACCATCTAAGTTTTCATCATACCCCATAAATGCCTTAGGTACTTTAAGAGCAGCAAATAATTTATCCCTTAAATATTCAACATCAGAAATACCATCCCATTGTAAACCAGATAAATTTTCAATTTTAGTTGTAGAATCATTTCCTCTAATAGGAATATAAAAATCTTCAAGTAAATTTTGCATATTATACTTTAAATTATATTCACCTGTTTGTTCATCCATAAATGGAGTACGTTTAAGTTTAGTAATTGTTTTTTCCATAAACGCATCTACTTCATTTGGAGGGATAGCTCCAACATTCATATAATAAATTCTTTTTTCAGGAGCACGAACAATTCTATGAATTAACATAGCATCTTCCATTAAAACGTATTGTTTAAATAGCTTACGAGCTGGTTCAATGTAACTTCTACCATAAGGTAAGAAATTCATATCCGTTAATAAACGGAAATGTGCCATTTCATAGTTATCGAATATAATGGAATTTGCTTGATTCCCTGAGTTAGGGACTGAAAAATAACCTGAGTCGGCTCCTGATATACCATCTGGGTCAAATCTATACTTTACTTCTGTTGGGTTTAAAGGATTACCATCTGCATCTATTCCCATTCCTCCTTCTAATCTTTCAATATGGTAAGCAGTATAAGGTATTACGTTATAAACTCCAAATTTTTCTGCTATTTCTAATTTTAAAAAGAAATCACCATATTTACACATATTACGAATCCAAGGCCATAAATTAAATTCAACATTAAGTACATCATAAAATAAATTATATAATATTTGTTGAATATTTTCATCAGTTGATCTGATTTGTAAAACTTCACCCATATCATTTTTTAATGTAGCTTCATCTGATACAATATCTAATGCTGATGCTACAATAGCATCAGTATCCATTGCATCATATTCTGAATATAAGTAAGGTCTTAGTGTTTGATAATTGAAATTTTGTTGTTGACCATATAATGAATTTGGAGAATTTGTATAAATTCTATTAAATCTGTCTATTAAGGAGTTAGTTTCTAACTCACCAGTCATCTGGATTTGATTAACATCCATAACCTTAAGTTGATCACCTCCAACATTACGTATTAATACATCTGTTGAAAATAATCTTTTTAATCTTGAAAATAAGCCTTTATCTGCCATTTTATTTTATTTATAAATATGTTATAGTAACCATTTAATGTCCTCATCTTTTCCTCCTATTTTCATTGAATAAGGATTTTGAACATTATTAGCACTATACCCCCCACTATGAGAGGCTTTTGCTTTTTGTATATTACCTAATGCAGCACGAGCTCCATCTAAACTTTGTTGTTGAAATTTTAATGATGTATCACGTAGAAACATACCAATTCCAAATGACATAACCAAATCATCATTATATCCTGATTGGGCTTCAGGTCTTCCATTTCGCCAAATGAATACTTTCATTTCTTCTAATAAACGTTTTGATTGAATTGTTACAGATCTATCACCAACAAATTCTCTAAATTTATTTATACAAAGAGGTCTTGTTCTCATTGACATAGTAAATCCAGGTGTCATTTCAGAACTACCTTCATATACTTTTAAATAAGATTCTGCTGTTAATTGGTCTGATTTAGGAGAATGATATAAATTTCTATATCCTCTTTCTATTATAGCATCTAAAGTAGCCCATCCTATATTAGCATTTTCAACTACTAATAGAGCATTATTATATTCAGTAGCTAATCCTGTTAAAAAATATCCAAATTCTTTTGGAGCTAATTGTCCTTTATATTCTGCTACTTGGGTATTAGTTTCAATATCCATTACATGACATGCAGAAAAATCTTTTCCATCCCCACGAGCAACATCAGCAGTAATCATATACTCTCTAGAATAATCAGCGTTTTCCCAAACCCAAAGATTTTGATCAGCTCCTCTTCTTTCCATAGGATCTTTTATAGTTGATTCTTTAATAAAATCAATCCACTCAGAATAAAATACTATATCACCAGAAGTACTAAAATCACAATCACATTCTTGTGCTGCTATTCTAGGATCACCTAATAATTCATCTTGTCTATCTCTCCATTCTTGGTTTCTTTCTGGGTGTACATACCAAGGTAACTTAATAGGTAAAAATTCATTTTCTTGAGCTTCTGCTCTAACCCAAGTTTGATGAAACCAATTTCCAGTACCATAGGGAGTTGATAATGCTATACACC